TCACCCCTACGGACCTCTCGGAGTCCCTCAACCATCCCGTGCGATCGGTGTCTTCGCTGGTCAAAGTGCGAGTCGGGCTGCCGGGATTTGAACCCGGGACCTCTTGACCCCCAGTCAACTAGATAAGTCGACAATCGGCCAGGTCAACGGCCTATACGCCATGTCGCTTCCGACTTATCCCGAAATCCGTCCCGAAGTGCGCTACGGTGGCCGTTCCACCGACGAAAGGGACGCCATGAAAGGCACCATGCGCGAGCAGTCCAAGGGCAAGTGGGAGCTTCGGGTATCGACGGGCAAGAACCCTGTCACCGGAAAATACGGGGAGGTTTCCCGCACCTTCGTCGGCACCAAATCGGCGGCGGGCACCGAGTTGGCAAACCTCGTTGCCGACGTGTCCAAGGGCAAGCACAAGCCCGGCGCGGTCGGGTTCTCGTCGGCCACCACCGTGGCCCAACTGATCGACCTGTGGCTTGACGACGCCGCCGCCCGCTTGAAGCCATCGGCCGTTCGCAACTACCGAGTGGCCGCCGCCTTCGTCGTCGGCAAGCCCGCCGTGGCCCGTGAGGTCGACCCGGACGGCACGGTCATCGTGCACCCCGCCAAGGCGTTGCCCGGGACCAAGCTGGCCAAGATGCAGGCGGCCAAGGCCGGGCCATACGACGTCGACCAGTGTTACGCCGAACTCACCCGGCAGGGCTTGTCGATCCACCAACGGGTCCAGGTCGCCAAGGCGTTGTCGGCGTGCTTCGGCCAGGCCGTGAAATGGGGGTGGATGGACACGCGCCCGACCACCCGGGCCAACAACCCCGTGGCGCCAGACACCGAGGCGAAGGCGTTGGACCGGGGCGCCATCACCGAGCTTCACGCCGCCGCGGTCAAGGACCCCGACCTGGCCGACATGATCGCCTTTACCTACGCCAACGGCCTACGCCGCGGGATCGTGTGCGGCGCCCGGTGGGGTGACTTCGACTTCGCCAAGGGCTTGTTCATCCACGGTGAGAACCACGTCGTGGTCGACAACGTCATTTGCGTGGGGTCGGCCAAGGGCGTCAAGCCCGGCGCCAAGTCGCCCGTGTCGTTCCTGTCGCCCGACACGGTGGCCACCCTGACGGCCCTACGGGACCGCCAACAAGTCCGGTGCAACGGCTTAGGCGTGGCGTGGGACCCCAACGGGTACCTCCTGACGGTCGACGGGCTGGGCCACGAACCCCGCCACCCCGACAAAGTCGGGTCCAAAATGACCCGCCTGGCCCGCAAGTTCGGCGTGTCCATGTCACCCCACGCCCTGCGCCACTCGGCCGGGACGCACATGTTCCAAGCCGGGGTCGACCCCGCCACCGTCGCCGCCGTTCTCGGCCACCACGACCGGGGCGAAACCGCCATGCGCTTTTACAACCACACCGACGAGGCGGCCGGGCGCCGGGCGGTCGGGTTCCTGTCGCTCGACCCGGCCGACGACGTCATCGACGTAGAAGTGGTCGAGGACGACGACCCGCCCGCCCTGGCCGCTGGGTGACCCCCCGGACCGGGCGCACGATTTCCTGCCTTTCGGCCCCTGTCGCGCCTGGTCGTTGCCCATGTTGGCACCTGTCCACCATTGGGGTACACTTGACCCATGACCAAAACCACCACCCAACCCAAGGTCGGCGACCAAACCACCATGTGGGACGAGGACGAAGGCCGGTGGTTCACCGGCGTGATCGACCACACCGACGACGCCGGGACGTACTTCTTCATCCGATGCACCGATGGCGTCATGGCCGAGTGCTTCGGCGACGACCTCACATGGGACGGTTCCAAGTGGGTCGAGGCGGTGGCGTCGTGATCATCGCCACCAACGACCAGGGCGTCGTCCTGTGCGGGTGGTTCGCCATGTGCGACCGGCCCGCCGCGGGCGTCGTCGCCCACCCCGTGTTGGGTCCCGTGCCCACGTGCGAGCCGTGCGCCACTGACCACGACCTCGACCTAGAGGTCGGCACCGTCACGTTGGTGGGTACGGACGAGGCATGACGAAGCGCAAGCCCGACGTTCTCGCGGTCGGCCTGGTCGAAATAGCCGAACGACTCGGCGTCGAGCGCACCACCGCCGTGAAGTGGAACCAGCGCGGCCTACTGCCCGAACCGGCGTGGACCGTGTCGGGCGCGCCCGCGTGGGATTGGGCGGAAATCGAAGCATGGGCCAAGTCGACGGGTCGCCTGTCGTGAAGATCGACCTAACCCGCCCGCAAATCGACGCCCTGTTGGGCGCGGCCGTCGCGATGCTGGCCGGTGAAGAAGCCGAAGGTGACGCGGTGGGCGTGTCGTTCGCCGTCTTGAACCGTGCCGTCGACAAGCTGGCCGACGCCATCGGACCGACGCCGTCGCTTGGCGTCGGTCACGTACTGGTCGAAGGTCACGACCCCGCCACCTGTCCAACCTGCAACACCCAAGCCGATCAAGGAAGGAACACCCAATGAGAATCACCACCAAGGTCGCCGTCGTCGCGGCCATCGCGATCGCCGCCACCGCCTCGTCCGTCGTGGCATCGGGCGCCCTGACGTCCACCCCGCACCGCGGACCCCCTGTCGTCCACGTAGCTGCGGCCACTGTGCCCGTCCTGACATCAGGCCCGGCGCCCGCCCCCGCCGCCACCACGACGACCACGGCACCCGCACCGGCGCCCGTGGTGGTTCCTCCGGTGACGGTCAAGGCGACCCCGGCCCCGGTACCCGTGGCCAAGCCTGCGCCCGTGCCGGTGGTGGCGCCGCCGGTGACAACCACCACCACCTTGCCGCCCGAGTGCTATATCCGTTATGTGGTGCCAGCCGGTACGGCGAACGTCAACCAACCGGGCGTCACGACCAATGCGGCCGAACCCGGAAGCGGCACATACCCGTGTTCGGTAATCCCAGCAGTCGAGGCGAAGCTGCCGCCTGGCACAACGGACGTGACGGTGACCCCCGCAATCATCCCCGGCGGATAAAAGCCAAGGGCAACGCGAAAAAACCCCCCGGCCGTGTAGGTCGGGGGGTTTTTCGTTCTTCTGACCAGGACGGACGCCCTGTGCTTGCGTGTGTGCCCCGCAAAACGGGTGGCCCGCTACGAACCCCCGGGATTTTGTGCGCCTCAGAGCTTGGCGGCGACCTCGATTGGGATACCGCCCAGCACGGCCGCCGTCTTTGCTTTCATGTGGAACAGGTGGGCAACGAGTGGCACCAACGCGCCGACCATCGACACTGCGGCGCCGACAATCAGGTTGACGTCGGTGGCGATGCCGGACGGCACGGTCACCCCGGCGGCCGTCAGCGTGCCAAGGACGAACAACGCCAGGGCGCCCACGTAGGCGATGGTTGCTTGGGGCGTCAGGGTCGCCGGTGGCGTGGGTACGGGTGGCACTGCGGTGGTGGTCATGGTTTCTTCTCCGGGTTGAAGGGTGGAATGTCGGGCGATTCAGAAATGATGTGGTCGAGCTTGGCGTGCAACTTGCCCTGTTCTGCCTCGACGTGCGCCTTCAAGTCGTCGGCGTGTCGCTTGGCAAATCGTTCGATCGCCTTGCGCGCCGGTGGCCACACGACGACGGCAACGGCGCCATACACGACGGTTTGCACCAAGGCTTCGGGGCCGTTGCCCTGCAACGACGGCCAGAAATAGCCGAACCACATTGAGTGCAACCAGTTCATCGCGACGGTTCCTGTACCACGCGGCACATTTTCGCGATTGTGGCGTAATCGTGCGGGTTCGCGTCTTGGGAGAACGCCAAGGGCACGTCCTGTAACAGTCCGTCAAACGCCTTCTGTTGGCACTTGAACGCTTTGACTAACTCGGCCACCTGTGCTTGCCCGTTCTGTTGTGAGTCGTGGATAACCACGTAGCCGCCGATGGGCACCACCAACATGACGATGGCGCCCGCGCCCGCGATCCACGGTGCCAGCCGTTCCCATGCACCGACCGCGCGCCTGGCTATCTGCGCGCCCATTATTCGATCCCCGTTCCGGTTCTCAATGCCTCGATGATTTCGCCGGGCAACGCGTCCAGGCGCTTGTCGATGCGGTCGAACTCGCCATCCAGCTTCTTGGCGCCGGTCACCGGATCGGGGGGCAACCCAAAGAGGCGGATTTCCAGCAACTCAATCCGACGTCGGCCCAAGCGTCGATCCCCCATCCAGTTCTTGCCGACGCCGACGACCGCGCCACCGATCACAATGAGAACACCGGCCACACCAGCCACCGCACCGACAGCACCCCAATCAACCGTGCCGAACACGGCGGCCGTCATCACTCACGCCGTGGCCCAAATGAACACCGTGGTCGGAGTGTGGGGCGCGGCGCCTGTCACCGACACCAAGACGTTGCCACCCCGGTCTTGCACGTGCACATCGCCGGTCCAATAGCCGCCATCGGCGGCCGGGTCCGATCCTTGGATCGTGGCCGCGCAATACGACGACCACGGAATGGTCGTCGTCACGAACCCGTTGCCGTTGGCATCGGTGGCGGGCATCGGGATTGTGTGCAGCACGGTGTCACCCCTTGGGGAACTCGTCGGTGGCGGGATAGGGACAGGAGCGGGAACGGCGCCAGGCGGCCACGTGGGCACCGTCACGGACTCGTCGTAAGCGCCGTGGTCGATCCACTGGTGAGCGACGGCACCGGCCGGGACGGCGGCGCCTGCGCCCGGGTAGGCGGCCACCCAATAAAACGGTTGCGGCACCCCGGCGTCGTTGAAGGCGGCGATGACCGACGACCACACCGATTCGCTGCAATACACGGTGGGCCATGTGTGCCCGTCGGCCCGGCGACGTTGCACCCATGCGGGCGCCTGTTGCGGTGTGGCGTCCCCGGACTCGACGTCGAGGACGTCGCCTTCGTTGTCGCCCGGCAGAACGGTGATGCGAACGACAGGCTTACCCCCGAACCGCGCAGCGATGGCGGCGGCGTCGGGCCAATGGCCGTCGTCGTATCCGGCATACACGTCGGCCCCCGCGGGCAACGACGTGACGTCGATGGCATCGAACATGACGGGCACGTGCGCGACCTCCGAAAGGTGGGGTTTGCTACGGGAGAGGAATAACAGTGATGGACCGATTGGCGAACGTGCCCGTTCCCGATCCGACGCGGTATTTCGCCGTGAAGGTGTTGGACCCTGCGGTAAGTGCGCTTGCCCGGGTGAGTTCACTGACCTGTTGCCCGATACTCCCGGTGGGCGTGGCAATACTCAAAGCGGTCACGTCCGCGGCAGCGAGCGTTGTAGCGCCCGAGATTGCATATCCCATGTTGCTGAACGTGCTGGCCGAGTTGTTGCTGATGTTGGTGGTCAGGATGACAAGTGCGTTTGCGCCCGTCGTCACCGTCACGGCAGGGCCTACCGTTGCCAAGTCGACATATGACGTTGACGCCGTACCTTGCGAGGTCACCACCGACGCGCTCGTCGTGCCCGCAAGGAACGACAGGTCGTTGGACGAAATGTTCCAATCTGACGCGGTAAGAATGTCGCCTACGGCGTGGATGATCGGTGTGGCCCAAGCCATTACATGACTCCGCGGGATTCGTTCTCGGCCAACAGGTCGGCCACCGTTTCGTGGGCGTGCCAGTTGCGTGTCGCCGGGTTCGGCCGCATGACCAACAACGATTCGACGTCGTCGGCATTATCCGGCCAATCGACGCCAACCCACTTTCCACCAGCCGGACGGTTCAAGCACTCGACGCAAAAAAACCGGTGGTCGAAGCGCGCCGCCATCGACGCCGAGAAGCACCACGGACACGACACAATCCACCGGCCGTGATTCACTGCGGCGGTGGCCCGTAGGGTCGGGTGCGTGGCGTCGGGGAGCTTGCCGCAATGCTTGACGACTTCGACCTCGACCGGACTAAGCCCCGACGTCGCGTCGTGGTTACGATCCTCGGCCGCCGTGATGGCGCCACGAAACACAAGGGTCATCGTCAGTACCCCAATCGGTTGCCCGCCACGGTGGCGCTTGTGCCAAGGACCCCCAACACGGGGTCGTTGAGCGTGAAATACGATTGCGTTTCGGCGACCGACAAGCCCCACGTGGTCGACCACTTGTCCGGGGCGAAGGTGTGCGCGATCGACTCAACTAATGAGTCCTGAGCAAAGGGCGTGGCGGTCCCGTCGAGCGGTTGCCATTGCACGGTGATTCGGTCGAGCAACTTACGCCCCAACATTTGCGGGATGTTCGACGGGTTCGTGCCGGTCGAATCCACTTGCATTTCCCGCACCCGGGCCAACGGTTTCGCGTAGTGCGTCACCAACCATTGCGACAAGGACAACGCTTCGGTGTCGGTCGTCTGCAACATGGACGCGTAGCCCTGCAACGAGCGGCGGCGGTACCACCGTTGACTATCCACGTTCGGTGCGTCCTGCGTGTCGCCGGTCACGCCGATGGTCGCGTTGGCCACGGCACTTACCGGTGCGTCATTCCAGAGGTCCAAGGCGTCATCGCCCGGAATCAGGGACCCGCTTACGTAGTGGAAGTGGGCGCCATTGTTGTCCGACGCGAAGATGCCTTGCGAGGTCATGGCGTTGGTGCTTTGTAGGACGTAGTGCCGGTTATAGAAGGTGAACAATCCCGACTCGTCCACGAAGAACAAACCTTGTTCGGTGTTCTCCACCGTTTGGATATAACTAAGGGCTTGCGTCGTGGCGAGAGTCGAGGTCGGCGCTTGCACGGCCGAGATACCTGTCGCGATGTTTTGCGACGATGACGGCACGCCCATCGCGGTGCACACGGCGGCGATGCGTTGACCGGACTGTTGTTGAATGAAGCCTGTTTTCGACAGAGCCGCGTGCACTGCAACTTGCGCCGCGGTCAGAACTGACGGCGTGATCGCCGTACCGGCGACGTTGAACGATTGCCCGGAAATAGACCCATCAATAAGGACCTCGTAATCGCCAGCACCCGGCGCGGTCGCCGCACCCGACGACAACGACACGCCGTCCACATAGAAGGCATACGCGCCCCCCGATGAAATACTTAGGGCGACATGGTGCGGCAACCCGTCATTGAGAACTTGGGACGTCGTGATCGTCCCGGCCCCCGCGACAACGACCTGTGCGACCTGTGCGGTCCCATTCCAAAAGAAGGTGACCGCATAAAGGTGCGCGCCGTTGAGGGTAAGGAAAGTCGGCCCCGTTGCTTGCGTCGTGGTTTCAACGACGGTTTCGACCGTCAAACCATTGGTTCCGACATATGCGAGGTTGCTGCTCAGATTCGCCGTGGTGATGGACGCGCATGTGGAGTTATCGCCAAACAGAAGGCCCGCCTGTCCGAAAATCGGGTAACCCATTGCGCCGGTCGCGAACATGGGATCGTTGCCCACGGAATCGGCCGCTTGCGTTGACCCGACCGGATCGCCGAAGCCCCAATAGGCCGCCGCACCATCCGCCAACACCTGCGCCAAGTACCCCGACGTCGTCAGGTACGCCAACGCCAATAGGTTCATCCCGTCCGTGCACGTGATCACTTGGTCCGACGCCACCGAGCCGTACGCGGGCACCCATGAGTCGATGTACCCGTAATAAACGGGGTATTGCGTCGCGCTCCACGTGGCGACAACTCGCACCGGCCGGGCCGGGACAAGACCCCGACCTCCGGGCGCCCACCCTGGCGACACGTAGCCGTACCGGTCGGCCGTCGAAATCATGGCCCGGGTGATGTAATGGACTTCGTTGAGGACCACCGGCGTGGTGACCGTGGCCACGATGGCGGCGAACGCGGCGGTGCCCGGCGCTGTGGCCGTCAACGTCGCCTTGGTGTAGCCCGTCGTCAGGTCCGCGACCGCCGTGCCAGTGGTGGTCGAAATGGACGCGCCCGCCGCCGTGTACCACGTCACCCCGACCGTGCACGACCTCGACGTCACGGCAGTCTTGAACGACGCCATGAACCCGTACGTGGTGCCCGCCGTCACGGCGTAGCCCGAGGTCCCCGTCGCCGTTTGCGCCACCATCGACCCGGTGCCCGTTGCGGTCAGGGCTAAGGCGTTCAAACTGTCGAACCCTTGACTGGCCACCACTGCGGCCGTGGCGCCCCCTGTGGCCGTCCACGTGCCCGGGGTGGCGCTTGGCGCCAAGTCCACGAAGTAGGAGTCCACGCCCGACAGGAGGTTCACATACGGCCCTGTCGTGTTGAACGTCGAGAAGCGACCGTCTTGGTTGGTGATCTTCAACGAACATGACCCGGCGACACACCGTTGCAGTTCGTGTTGTCGCCCGCGCTTGGTGGTACCCGACCGGACGAACCGTGTTATGTCGACCCAATCGGGCGTGTCGAACGGGTCGGTGAACGACACCGACACGGCATAGGCCGGAACGTTGAGTCCTGCGGTCACCTATTCCAACCCCAAGGTTCCGAAAGACCGCTTCGTCTGCAACATTTGGGTGAGCAACGCACCAGGGAACAACGCGCGGGCGACCTCCGTGGTGTCCATTTGCAAGATGATCGTGGACGACGCCTGCGCCGAGTTCGCCCCGGTAGTGGACGGTGCTGCGCCGGGGCCGTTCGCGGTGAACGAACTGTTGACCGACGATGCCGCGGACAGGTTGGTCCCGGCGATGGTCGCGCTAAGTCCCGAGAGATACGGGGCGACGTTGGTGTTGAATCCTTCTTGAAGTCCTTGGTGTAGTCCTTGCATGATCAGTCGTCCGTTTTCAAACAAGAGGACGGCATCGACGCTTGGCGGTCCCTTGTGCGACGTGATCCAACTACCAATCCCCCCAATGAAGGACGTCACGTCGTTCCACGCCGCCTTCAACCCGTTCAACAGGCCGGTCAAAATGTCCTTGCCCGCCTGCAAAAGCCATGTCAACGCGTTGGAGAAGAACCCGGTCACCTTGCCGACCAAGAGCGCAAGCCACGCATAGGCGGTGTTCCATGCCGCCTCAATCCCGTTGAGTAGCCCGGTGATCACGTCGGACCCGGCTTGCAACAACAGCGTCCCGAGCGCGCCGATAGCGGCAAGGATTTTTCCGGGGATCGACACGACCCAACCGAGGAACGTTCCGAGCGCGGACGTTGCCCCGGACAACAAGAGGTTGAATGCCGTGGTGATCCACGTGACAAGGTCGGACCCGAGGTTCACCAGTTGCGTAACGATCAGCGTGGGAATCTTCAACCACCACGCCAGATACGTGGACAACAAGGACGCGGCTTCGGACACCAGCCCGGACCATGCCGTGTCGATCCACCCGAGCAAGTCGGACCCGAAGTCGGCCAGGGCACCGACGAGCTTGCCCGGGATCGACTCAAAGAACGTCGTGACTTGGTCCCAATGCGTGACGACGTAGGGCACGATCAACGACAGGCCGCCGGTGAACGGAACCAAGATCAGTTCCGCGATAAGCGGCCCCCACTTTTCGAGAAAATGCACGACGTCATCGAACGCCGACTTCAACGGTTCGATCAGGTTGTCGTCAAGAAAGTGCCACGCATCTTCGGCGACCTTTTTTATGTCCTTCCAAACGGTTTTCCAGTGAGTCGCCAACTCGATGATGATGGGCACCAACAGGAGCAAACCGCCGGTCATGGCGTCGAGTCCGGCGCCACCTGTTTCCCCGGCCGCGAGTTCGGCGTCACCCATGCCTTCGACCGCTTCACCGCCGATCGTGCTTGCTTCGGCCATCATGTCGGCCATTTCGTTGGCCGCCGCGCCGGTCGCCATAAATGAACCCTCTAGGCCGCTTAGGCGTTCTTCTTCGGCCGCGAACGCGTCGGCCATTTCGTTGGCCGCGGACCCCACCGCCATTTCGGCCATGTCGAGTTCTCCGGCCGAGTCCGCCGTCACACCTTGGGACTCGGCCAACGACTCAGACGCCGACGCGGCGCGGGCCATCGAGTCGGCCACTAGCCCGAGCTTTTCGCCAAGCACACCAAGCGCGTCGTTCAACTCTGCGGTCGACGCCTCGGTGTCGTCCTCGGCGCCCATCGCCTTGCGCAGTGAGTCGATCGGGCTGGCCAGCGATGCCCCGAACTTCGTCACGGCCCGGACGGCGTCGGCGCCGATCCCGACCACGAACATGGCCACCGACGCGACCAGCGGGCCGCCGATCAGCACGCCCAACGCGATCAACACGGGCTTGCTTTTCATCACCCATTCGATGACTTCGGCGAACGCCTTGCCGACGTCCTCTAGCTTGGGGATCAGGAACGACCCGAACTTGACCGCCTCGTCCTCGACCGTCGCCTTCAAAAGTTCTAGTTGGTGCGCCAGGGTTTGGCTTTGCTTCTCGGCCGCCGCCTGCGCGGCGTCGTGCTTGTCCACCGAGGCGGTCGCCTTGTCATAGGCCGCCGGACCCGCCTTGACGGTGTCGTAAAGCTGGGCCGCCGCCTTGGCGCCGAACACGTTGCCCAATGTGGCCAGCGCGTTCGCTTGGGTCATCCCGGCGATTTTCGTGTGCAGTTGGCCAATCACCGAACCGATGCCGACGAACTTGCCTTGCGCGTTCGTGACGGTGATGCCCGCTTCCTGCAACTTCAAGTTGGACGAAGTGATCGCGCTATCTGCGGTAGTAAACGCCTTCCATGAGTCGGACTGCGCCGTCGTCATGTTCTTGGTTGCCGCGGTGAACACTGACGCCGCCGTGTTGCCCTTCTCGTACTCAGTGCCCAAGGCATCGAGTGATGGCGGCAACGCCTTGTAGGCGGTCGTGAGATTCGTTTGCGCCTGTGCCGCCTTTTCGGTCGGGGTAAGAAGCGTGGTGAGCGCCGTACTCACTGACCGGATGGCACGTGACCCGGTCTCACCGTGCCCGGCCAGATCGACCAATAGGGCACCCGCTTGGCCAAGCGGTGGGGTGGCCACACCGAGTTGTTGGTGCATCTTCGTGATGGCACCCGACAACGAATCGACCGAGTTACCCGACAGCCGCGCGGCTTGGAACAACTGGTCGGAGGCGGTGCCCGCCCCGGCCGCCTTGATCCCGTAGACCTGCATGACCCCGGCCAACGCGGACGTTGACGACCCCAAAGACGTACCCGAACCTTCGGCCAGATTCATGGCCGCGTTCATTACGGTCATGGCTTGGGTCGCATTGAGCGCGTGCCCTTGGGTGGCGCCAAGCTGCGCCGCCACCGAGGCATACGACGTGGCGATTGACTGTGCCGAATAGATCGTCGTTCCGGCCGTGCCCAAGAAGGCGTTGCCGATTTTCTGCGCGGCGGCCACGGTGATCCCGGCGTTGCCCGCAATCGAGGTCACCGAGCTTTGGAACTTGGTGGCCAGGTCGATCGACGCGGCCCCGAACGCGACAACGCCGACCGCCGCGGCGGCCAGCGTCACGCCTCCAATGGTCGACAGGGTGTCGCCGAAGGACTTGCCTTTTACGTCGGCGTCCGAAACGCTCGACCCGATTTTGGAAAATGCGGCGGCGCCCGGGATGCCAAGGGCTTCCAACTTGGAACCGATCTTGTCGAAGATGTTGCCGACCTCGGTGCCCGCCCCACCAAGCCCGCCACTCATAGCGTCCGACGCGGCGTCGGTCGACGCGGCGGCGGCGTCCATTCCTGCAATGAGTCCGGCCGGGTCGGCCGTCAAAAGAACGGTCGCGGTGCGGGTACTCACCGGTACCCGATTTCGACCAACGAGTCGTCAATGATCAATGAGATTTGGTCCGCCAGTTCGGTCGCCTTGGCGTCGAGCGCCGGGGCCAGGTAGGCCGGGTGGGACCCCTTGGCCGTCCACGCGTCGAGGTTGCCGAAGATGGGATGGCGCACGAACCCGGCCCCGTTGTTTTCGATTGGCGCGGCTGGCCGTCCACGTGCCACGACCTTGGCCGCGAACACGCCGGTCACCGAGGGACGAACGGAAATCTGTTTGGAGTACGACACGCGGTTCGACGCCTCGTCCGACACGATCTTGGCCGCCGCCTTCATGCGGAGTGACGCCGCCTTGGCCGCCACCGGTGACGCCGACTTCAAGTCGCGGGCGAGTTGCTTTAGGTCGTCAACGTTCACGTAAAACATGCCCGACGAGAGGGAGGTTTTCACGATGATGACTCACCCCTTCGGCGCAAGCGTTCGCGCACACCGTGGACGGCGCGCAGTTCGTCCAACACGATCGCCGGGGCGTTGTCGATGGCGTCGAGACTCCACCCGGTGATGCTCACGATTTCGTAAAGCTCGACCGCCTCGTTCAACCAATCGGGCAACTCGTCGGCGCTACTGCCGCCCCGCAACGCCGTCGCTTCAAGGCGCATTAGGGCGTAGTAGGGCTTGCCTCGTCCTCCGTGGGTTCGGTGTTGACGAACACGTCGCCGACAAACGTGGAGCAATGTTCGACCAAGGCGTCCGCCGCGTCGGCCGGAAGCTCGTTCAACGTGGCCAATGACACCCCGCCGGTGAACGACCAGTCAGCCACCAATGCCACGGTCAATGCTTCTTGCATCCGGTCCAACATTTCGATTTCAGCTTCGTTAGGCAAGTACATCGGTTCGGCGGGTTCGACCGCTCCCGTCCCCGCACAATCGGTACACGGTGTCCCGTCCTCGTCCGTGCCGATGCCTTCGCATGTCTGGCAAGGTTCCTTGGCCACGACCTCGTCGGACAAGGGAATGGCGCCGATGATCCCCGGGTTGGCGGCCGACGCCTCCTGTTCGGCCACCGCCGTCGACCATTCTTGAAGGTCGGACCGGTAGCGGTGAAGCGTCAGCATGGCCGCACGGATCGGCTTACGCGCCCCACGGGTCATCTTGCGCGGGTCACGAATGTCTGCCCACTGGTCGCCGGGTAGGTCGAGTCGGTGGTCGGGCATTACACGTACACGCCGGTGGCGACGACGTTCTTCAACGTCACCTTGGCCGGGCTAAGCCCACCGCCCGCAGTGGTGGCGTCGGTCGTGTTGGCAATACCTTCGTAGTCGATTTCCTCCGTGACATACGACTTGCCCTGCATCCCGACCTTGGCTGTGTTGTAGTTGCACTTCGTCATTTGCACGTTCAACGCGGTGGCCGTGCCTCCGGTTCCCTGCGCCGACGAAATGACGATCGCCGGTTGGGTTTCGTTGAAGTAGTTGGCGAGTTGGGTGTCGTCCTCTTTGACGTAGGTGACCTTGCCCTTGGCCGTGAGAGGTCCGACGAACACCGAGTAAGGGTCTTGGATGCCCAACAGGGTGGGGATTTCTTCGGATTCCTCACGCGTGAACGTAATGTCGAACGTCAGGCATTTCAGCGTGACCGCCCCAGCGATGGTCATGGCCCCGGTCCACGATGGCACGGTCGTCAGGGTCGAGAACGACACCGTTGGCGTCGTGACCACACCCGATGCGCGGCCCATAAACTTGGCCGTGTACATCATGAGCTTGGTGGGGTCGAGCGTCAGCGTCAGGTCGGTGAACTTGCCCCCGGCGAAAATGCGGGTGTTGTACCCGTCGAAGTTATAAAGGACATACGGCACCGGTTGGAACTGTGATGCCGCGGTGTTGAGGACACCGAAGGCGTGGGTGGCCGGTGTGCCCGCGGTGAAGTCCTCTGACCCGAACACGCCGCCCAACAGGTAGCCGACCGTGTCGGCGAACACGGCGCCCGACAGGTCGAACGCCGAGGTCCGCATACCGGCCACGGCGCCCACGGTCTTGACGGCCGAGCCGCGGTAGGACTCGTCCAGAAGCTGCGCGTAGGTGTCGACCGGGTCGAACTTTTCCAAGGGAATGTACGCGGTCGGTCCAATCGACGCCGTCAGTTGGAAATACACGTACACGTTGGCCGGGTGTGCGTTGGCCGTGGCGCCGCACGCGATGGCGCCCGCCGTCAGGTTGCCCGAGCAGGCCACCGTTTCGGTGTTGACGCCGTCCACGATGATGGCCGAGTACGTGGCGCCCGTCGTCGTCAGTGTGCCCGTCGTGCCCACCGTGTTTTGCAGCGGCAACGACACCGCCGCCGTAGTAATGGCCGAGGTCAACATGGCGTTGACCCGGTCGGCCGCAAGCCCGACATAAGACTTGTAAGCGTGGATGGGCATTGATCAAGCCTCCGTGGTTGGCGCCGGGTCGGCGGGTGTGTCTGCGGGCGGTTCGGGTTCGGGTTCCGGCGGTGCGTGCGGTGGTGGCTGGGTGTTGAGCTTGGGCGCCGGGGCGTTGACGTCGGCGAAGAAGTTGCCGTCCGGGTTCTCGTCGGCGGTGATCGTTTCGCCGGGCGCCAACGTCACCCCGAGTGACGGGAAGTAACGGCCATACGGGTACGTCATTTCAAAGGTGGGCATGTCGCCTCCGACTAGTTGAGAACTTCGACGTGTATCGGGAAAGTGATTTCGACCATGAGTCCGGCCGGGTTCGTCGTCCATGTCGGACCTTGCGTCGTAGCCGCCGCCGGATAGGCCACGTTCACCAACTCGCCCAACGATGGATCGAGGCGGACCGCGGCTTCGACGTAGGACAACAGTTGCCACGCCCGCAACGTCAAGGCGTTCGGCACGGTGAGCGCACCGGCGGTCGGGCCGTCACCGGTCCACGTCGACACGCCACAATCGACGTCGAAGTGTTCGCTAATCCAGTACCGGCCACCGCTCCCGATGAACGTTTCAGGTCCGGTCGTGCGACGAATGGCGCCGATGTTCACAATGTCCGGCGGCAGGTCCGGTCCGGGGTCACCGAGTGCCAAGAGGATTTGCCCACTCAACGGGTCCGTGTCCAACTGCGTTTGGATCGCCGTGGCCAGATAGGCAACGACGGACGGAACCAGGGAAACCGGAATGGTCACGCGACCGCGGGGTGTCGCTTGTTCGGCAACAAGAGTTCGCGAACCTTGTTCGGCACGAAGAACCCCACGACGTCGTGGCCCGCCTCGGCTTCGTCGGGTGTCGGTGCGCCGCCCATCCGAGGTCGACCCATTTGCGACCCCTGGAAATGGAAGCGCAACAGTTCAAGCGTGCCCATCGTCACGTTGGACGGAACCGTCGTGAAGCCCGCCGTGTACACCACGTGAATCGCCTGGGGCATGTGCGGAAAGGAAATGATTCCGCCGCCCGCCGACCGGCGCACGATGCGCCCGCCGTCAATCTCCACCGAGTAAATGTCACCATGCGCCGGGTCGGCCGCTTGGATTAGGTCGTACTCGATTGGCCCGCGGAACTCGGACACCGCGACAAGGTTGACGATGGGTCGGTGACGAAGCCGGATGAACATTTGGCCGCCGTCGTAACGCTCGTCATACTGGCGCACCAAGATCGGGCCGGTAATGAACTCGACCACCGGCGTGATTTGGTTAATGAACCGAAGCAACTTGGCGTCCCGCGCCTTGTCGGTATTTTGGAAGTTCAAATAATCCTTGGCTTCACCGAGCGTGACCAGTGTTTGGCCGCCCGCCGTCGTGAGGTTCTGTTCGATCGAGACTTCCAAATACCCGTCGTTTGGGTACGTGTAGGTGGCGCCCGACGATGTGGTCGTCACCTGGAACGTGCACGCGTACACCCCGGCCGTGGCCGTGTCCGCGGTCACCCATGAGTACAACACCGTGCCCGAGGTCGGCGACACGATGGTCGCCGTCGCCGTCGTGGTTGGCGTAGCGGCAGTGATGGCCCGCATGACGAACAACACGGTGCACCCGGTCAGGTTCACCACGTTGGCGTTGTTGTCGACAATGGTGGCGTTCAAGATGGGCAGGGTGTCGCCCTGGCGCACGATCAAATCGGCCACGCCGTCACCGCCTTTAGATAAACGTGAACTCCACGGTCGCCCCGCCCGCGGTGGCGTGGATGATCAGCGACGTAACGCCCGACGCAATCGAACTCGCCATCCACGGACCTGCCGGGGCAATCGGAAATCCGGTGTCGGTGTTGTCGAGGTTCGTACGAATGAACAAGTTGGACGTGTTAGTCGTCGGGATGAACAAGGCGAAGAACACCGCACTGTTCGGTACGGCCACGGTGTTGTCACCGGTGACCAACGGCACGTCCACGATGGCGGCGACGATGGCGCCACCGGTCGCCGTGTTCGGGCCGATGATCTTGGACCCCGACGCCAACCCTGCCGCTAGGCCGGAAATCGTCAGTTGCCCGGCCACGTGTCCCCGACTTGGGGTTGCTCCGGGCGAACCTTGGGCGGGCGACCTCGACGCGGGCGCGGCGGGTCCGGCGATTCGGCTACCGGCGGGACGGCCGTGGTCGGCGCATCCCCCCGGTAGCCGTTGCGCTCCAAATCCGCCGTAATCGAACGGGCAAGGTTCACGTCACCGGTGGCCACGGCGCGTTCACGTGCGGCCACCCATGCCCGGATTTTCACGGCGTGCCGGTCCGTTGGGAGCGGCATTAGGACAGGAACACCAGGGGGGTCACGGTGACGGCCGTGGGGGTCGTCAGAGTGGCCGGTGCGGTGCCCGTGGTGGCCGTCACGGACAGGGCGTAGGAGAACGGTGCCCCGGTGTTCCAGGCGAATCCCCCGACCGCTGCGGCGACAGATACCGATGCCGCCGAGTTCACGGTGCCGGTTTCTTGGAACCCGGCGAACACGAACCCGTTGGGAGCATTGGCCGCCGTGATGGTGACGGCCGACGCCAACGCGATCGAGTACGGCGCCGACGCCGTGGGTGCCACGGCGGCGAAGTTCGCCGACTGCGCCAACAGGGCCGACAGCGCCCCGGTGGACATTCCCGAATAAAGCGCGGCGTAACCGATGGTCGTGGTTGGGGCGGTCGCCCCGGCGATGAATCCCACCTTTGTAATGACCGAACCGACGTCGACCGGGATGGCCACGACGACCAGCTTGTTGGTGACAAGCCCGGCGCCGTCCGTGAGTCCACCGATACCCGTGTAAGAGGCATTGGAGAAAACCGGTTGCGACGGGTTCGTCGCGTTGGTGGCTTGGCCCAAGGCGGACCAAAGCGGGTTGGTGGTTGGGTAACGACCCTTGACAAGAGGCATTGAAGTTTCCTTTCGGTGCAACGTTGAGTGGTGTTAGGGAGGACGGACCCCGGGCCGGTCGGGTTCCTACGCCGACCAGCCCGGGACCCCCGAACCGTTAGAACGTGATGGACGTAACGGTCGAGCCGGTCGGTGCCGCCAGGTAGGTCCCTTGCGCAACGGCAAGGGACTGGCCGTAGCGGACCAAGAAGGCGACGTAGTTGTAAACCTGGTATCGAAGTTCCAGGGTCCCCGAGAGGATTTCGGGAAGCACGCGCACGCGCATGTCCCCCTCAAACAACCATGCGTCGTCCCACTTGGCGCCAAGCACCACGTCGTTGGTGCCCGTCAGGACACCGGACCCGTTGTCGGTCGTCGGCACGTTGGCGTCGATGTAGGCGTTGGGGCCAAACGGGAGCTTGCCCGCGAGACCTTCGGCCGGAACGTCGCCCACGTTGATCGCGCCCGGGTTGAACGGCGAGAAATCCGAAGCCTCAACAAGAGGTCGGCCCGTCGAGTCCAACGTCGTGGCGTACCAAAACCAACGCCGCGGGTGCATGACGTAGTTGAGGTTCGACAGGTCGTAACGGTTCCACGCGATGTTCGACGCCATTGCGCCGGTCACCTGCGGGAAATACTGACCGTTCGGCGTGCCTTCCGTCGCCGTGATCACATTGGTACCCGACCAGTTGGTCGACGGGTACACGCCAAGCAACTGGCCGCCGTTGAGCGCGGCCGAGTTGGTGCCGTTGCCGTAGACAACCTGCCGGTCAACCAAGCGGTTGTAGTCGGAGAGCAAGTCCTCCATGATCACGCGGTCAACGATTTGGCCGGGCGACTGCTCAATCAACTGGATGGCGACGTCCTCTTGGCCCGCAAGGGTCTTGACGTTCGCCGTCACCGCGGTGTCGGTGTAGTCCACCGACGTCACGGCGCCACCGTCAGCGCCTTGGACGCCAACTTGGGTCAGCGTCGCGAGCTTCGGAATGTTGATCGAGTCCGTGCCTTCGGGCAGGTCCATTTGCCGACAAAGCCCGGCGGTGATCCGACCCGCACGAAGGCCACCGATGTATTCATCGACCAGCCACAAGGGCGGAACGAAGTAACCACCTTGGCCGTCCGTCCGGTTGGGATTCACCCGCTTTTCAAACGGGTTCGTTTGCATCCCCTGACTACGGGAACCAACGAACGATCCGGTGAACTCGCGTTCGGCTTCGTCAACCTGACGTTGTGCCCGCGCCTCGCGGTCGGCCGCCCGCTTGGGCAACTCGACTTCGATTTCCTTGGCGTGGCGCGTGAGCCGATCCCGAGCGCCCGACACGTCGTGAAGCCGCGATTGGGCCAACGGGTGGAACATGGCGGCCAGGTCGCGGAAGTACGACACGGACTTGCCGCTCCCGTCCTTGTATTCGGGATCGGGGCGGTACGTCATCGGTTCGGACACCAAGACGATGTTGCCCTTGTGTTCGGAGGCGGCGGCGGCCCGACGTGCGACGATTTCTTCGTGTTGACGGATGCGCTCGTCAAGCTCAACGATGCCCGCTTCGTGAAGGTCGACGGCCGACTTGAAGTCGGTTTCGGCCTTGCGGTACGCCTCGACGTCGTCGTCGGTGATCTTGTCCGCTTCGGTGGCGCGCCGGGCTTCAAACTCGGCGCGTTCCGTTTCGCGGGCGTCGATCATGGTGCCCCACTCTTCGACCTTCGTTGCGCGCAGTGTCCGCAACTGGTCTAGGAGTGTCGGTTCCGGTGTTGGCATGACTCTTTCCTTTCGGGAGTAAGCGCGCCAAGTGGCACGCGTGGCATTGCTCCCGGGTGGTGCGAGCGGGCGGCCGGGGTGCTGCGCCAGATGGCGCAACGACGCGGGCCGCGGGCCGTGACCGGCGCGGGCGTTATGAACTGGTCGGGTTTAGAACCCGGATTGAACGACCATGCCCGTTCCGTTCAACGTTGCCGTTGACGACGGGTAGGCGGCGATAAATGCGACGTAGTTGCGAATCTGGATGCGGGCTTCCAGCGTGCCCGCGAGGACTTCCAAGAACACGTTGGTGACCGGCGTGCCTTCCCACAACAGGAAGTCGGATTGGCGAACCGCGATGATTTGGTCCGCGTTGGCCGTCGCGCCCGCAGTGTTGGTCACGGCGTCGTCGCAATACACGGACCACCCGAGCATCGACCCCACGGCGTTGGTGCCATCGGGGTCGAGCTTGACCGGTGCGGCGAGTTCGGGCGGCACGATCGGACGCAAGGACGAGTCCTCGGATGAGCCGATCCACGCCCACCGAGCGGTCCGCATAAGCCACGCTTCGGGTGGCAAGTTCCGGTTGTCGCCCAACTGTCCGGCGACCTGGCCGATGAATGGGTACATTTCGGACAGGGTCGGCGATGCGTCGGTGTAGGTGACTTGGTTGGCCGCCGCCGCGTTGACGGTGACGCCGGTGAATTGTCCGGCGGAGCCGGTGCCGTACAACATCGACACTTCAAGGTCGGCGTCGTAGGAGGACGACAAGTCCTTGAAGATCGCCCAATCCAAATGTGCACCCGGCGGCGACTGTTCCAACAGTTGCAAGGCAACGTCGGATTGACCCGACAGGGTCACCACCGGAGAGGTCTTGGCCGTGTCGACAATCGCTTGGTCGGGGTCGGGCACAAGGTCTTGGGCCACGGCGTCGTCGGTGCCGGTCGTCAGCAACGGAATGTTGATCGACTGACAACCGGCCGGGAGCGGGAACAGGCCGCCCGCCTCGTTGACAAGGTCGGCGAGAACTCGGCCCGGCCGCTTGGCCGTCAGGAACTTTTCAACCAGCCACAACGGCGGGGCAAAGTAGCCGCCTTCGCCGGGCGTCACGTTCGGGTTGACGCGGGTTTCAAGTTCGGCGTCGTCGTGCTTTCGTGCGAACCGGTCGCGCTTGGCGAGTTCGACGCGCATTTCTGCTTCGTGCCGGGCCAGGCGGGCGTTCGCCGCGTTGTCGCCCTGGTGCCCGTTGACCATGTCCTTGAAGTAGGACACCGGCGCTTCGCGCTCGTAGGTCAGGGGTTCCCGCTTGACGCCTTCGCCCCAATGTGCGGTCGACAACGTCGCGGTGATTTGTTCGTCGGGCGCGATCCACCCGGCGGCCCGCGCCTCAGCGGCGGCCGTGTCGGCCAGAGTGTCGGTCATACCGCGACCTTCCCGGCCCGGCGGGCCAACCGTGCCTTGGCGTCGGTGGAGTAGTTCGGCAATGTGTCGAGTGCCGACAAGGGTGCCGACTTGCCTTCGGCGGGCGGCGGTGGCTTGTTCTTGGACGGGTCCGTCTTGTCCATGTCTGCGTCCTGTGCAATGTCGGGATTCTTGACTCCCATGAGTGCGGACAGTTCCACCAACGCGTGGTCGATGTTCGTGTCCGCCCCTTGCACCAAGTCGAGGACGGCCGACAGAGTTTTCATGTTGGCCGCCGAAATAGCCGCACCGGCCCGGAGTTCCACCAACGCCGCCATGTACTCGTCGGGCGTGATGCCACGAATGGCGAAGGCGTCCCGTAGGTCAATCGCCGTCGACCCGGCGGTGTGCGGGTTGGCGCCGAAGTTCACCACGGAAACATCGCCCTGGTGCATGTTGACTTCTTGGATTTCGCGTTGGGTATAGTCCTCGTCCCACTCCTGGCGAGTGGCCCGGAAGGCGAACGACATTTCGTCAAGGTCGCCGTCGTCCACGGCGGCCCGGACGATCGACACGTCCGGTCGGGACAGGTTCAAGGTCGCTTCGGTGAACAACCCGGTCGAGTCCGACGACAGTTGCAACGTGCCCGACTTGGTGCGGGCCATCGTGATCCCGTCGTGGTTGCACAAGAAGTTGACGTCCGCCTTGTCGTTGATCGTCTTGGCAAATGCGTTGCGTGCGATCGTTTCTTGATACGGGCCAAACATGTCGGATACCTCGTAAGGCTTTTCGACCACCGAGGCATACCCGGTGAAGCGAAGCGATGTACCGCCGCTGCCGTTGGCCACCTCGCGCATTTCAAAGCGATGGGCCGTGCGGAAGTCGGGGTCCTGTTCACGCACGCACCGGGTTTCGGTGGTCGTGCGTCGTTCGGATCGGAACTCGTCGCCGTACAACCGGGCACGTGCGGCGGCCGTCCGTGACGGTGCCGCCTTCTTTTCCGGCGCCTCCCCGCTGCCCCCACAATCGGGGCACTCACGGTTCCCGTCGAGGATCGTTCCCGATCCCTCGCACGTCGGGCACGGTGTTCCCTGGTCGTCATCGGTCCGTGTTTCGGTGCCGGTGTCGTCGGCTTCCTTTAGTTGTGGCACGTCATCGTCCTTCACTCCCGCGTCCTTTAGGTGGGCCGCTAGATGCGCCCACACGCCATGCACATCGCCACTTGGCAGGGTCGTCCCGTTGCGCGCTCCGTTGAGGACCCCAATGCCCGTCGAACACGCAATGGTCGACGCGGCGCCAGGGCCGCCGTCCGAGGCAACAAAGTGGTGAATGAACTTCCAATCGCTCTTGTTCGTGCCATCGGTTCCGGGCGCCTGCCATGCGAACGTCCGCACGCCTTCGGCTTTGTTCATCGGAATGTCGAGGTTCTTTTCCATTGCCGGGCCGTTCCAGGTCCCGTCGTCGGTCGCGGTGTGATGTATCGGAACTGCTGGCACGTCACACCCCCTAGAAGGACGGCGGCGGCGCCGGTGGGCCGCCGGGTTGACCAACGCCGGGTGGCGCCGATGGCGCGGCCGAGTTGAGCGGTTGCGCCGGGTTGGCCCCGATGCCATCGGGAAGCGGTGCCTTCTTTTCCTTCTCGCGGATTTCGTCCGAGGTCAACCACCCGGCCGTCCGGGCCGCCATGTAGGCGGCATAACGAGTCGGGGTGTCACCGGCGAGCCGCGCGTCAAGATCAAACTTCACGTATTGGTTAGGCGGCACCAACAGGTTGAACAACGACTCCCACTTGCCGAGGTAACCGCCGACCGTGTTGCGCGTGAACCCAAGCTCTTGTTGCTCGATGCCGGTGCCCCACGACGTCGACCGGTCAACGATGCCGATCATGTGCGGCGGAACCCGAAAAATCATTCCCGAGATTTCGCCTTGCGAGAACTGGCGCGACTCGATGAATTGTGAGTCCTCCGGGTTGAGTGAGATTTGTTCCCACTTCAACCCGCCGGTCAGGACGGCCGGTAGGTTCCCGGCACCGATGCCTTGGTGCGCTTGCATCCACGACCGTGCGAGGTCCAACGTTTCTTCTTCAGTCATGTCCTCTTGCGCGTAGATCACGCCGGACGGGTTGGCCGAGTTGGCAAAGAACGAACCGCCGTACATGTCCGCCGCACGCGCCAAGCCAATGGTGTTCCGCAACATTTCCACCGGGTTCAACCCGACGACGGAACCGGGTACTTGCAAGTTGCGCACGTGGCACATGTCGTCAATCGACTTGACCATGCCGCCGACGCGGTATTCGATCGTCCCGTCCGCCAGGCGCCGCACCCGGACGTTGTCGGGGTGTAGTGGCTTCAACTGTGTGGGCAACAAGGTGTCGGGGTCACGTTGGGTGACCAACGAGTAAGAGTTCCCCCGCAAGGTCAACGACACCATGCCTTGGGTGAACCAGTCTTGTTGCGTGATTTCAACGAACGGTTGCAGCACGATCGGCGACGGCGGGAGCTCAATGTCGGGGCCGTTGTTGTTCTTTCGATACTGACGCAGCGGCAACGTCGACACCGCGTCGGCCAGCACCGACACGGACCCGTACACGGCCGCCACTTCAAGGGCCGTCTTTTCGGACACGTAGGTTCCGGCTACCGACCCGCCCAACATGCCGTTGGACGGTGGCGTCGAATCGCCCCACGGCATCGTGGGGTCGGCGCCTCGGCGTTCAAGCAGGGCCGTCGTCGCCCGGCGAATGATGCTCACGGGCCGCCGTGCCCGGTGAGCTTCGCCCCTTCAAGGGCGATACCGACCAGGAGTGCACACGCACCGCCGACGAGCAGGGCCACGCCGTCGCCCGCCAACCACCACACACCGGCGACGATCGCGGCCATACCGGCGAGTTCAAACAGATTAGAAATCACCGGCACCCCTTGGGTTGGATCAGCGCGCGGCGTTCGCCAGGGCGTCGTTTAGGTTGATCGTCGTCCGGCGCCGTTTCTTCAACTGGCTGGCACGGTCAAACGCCATAACGGCGGCAACGGCGAGGTCGATCTTTCGGGCCGAGTTCCGGTTCTCCTTCGCCAAGCGTGACCCGCGCGCGTCGGTTTTCAACACTGCGTTGTTGACGTGGCGGGCTAGGTCGCCACTTCCTGAATGGGTCATGGACCCGTTCATCACCGCGTCGTAAAAGCGTGACGTAGCGGGCATCATGCGCGCCGGACTCTGCGGGTACTCGACCATCGGCAGGCGTTCGGCCGCCAAGACCTGCAACGGCAACGCCCACCGCGACGGGTCACACGCGACTTCGCGCACCTTCCACCGCTTGCACGCCTCACGTATGGCGTCCATGACGTCCTCGATGGGCACGACCCAATCGTCGGGGTCGG